AGCGCGGTGATAGTTCAACCATTTCGCAAATGCTTGTGCTTCAAACGGAGGATGTCTCATAAATTCCTTTCAGGTTTTTCACTGTTATTTGAGAGCGATCTGAGCCAGCTTGCATCCCAGGGCGAGAAACAGAAGAGAGACTGAGAGTAGGGGAGTCATGCCTTATTTCTCCATTCCTGAACAATTTTCCTATGAAATGCTTCCCTTTCCAGATACCAATCACGATTACAATCATTTTCAGCAGCCCACGCATGGTAATCGTCGGCAGTGCTTTCATGTTTCGCAATTACCCTCTCCCGGTAATTCATTTGTTCCTCTCCATGCGGTAGGTACCGCTCATCAACATAACCATCATGCCAGAGTCACCCAAATACTGTCAAGCGTAAAATGTGGAAAAGCTGTGGAAATCTTCAATTATTATTTGGTTGACTTGGCAACCTCAACCGGCTATGCTTAAAGGGTATCAAGGCTCTTCCCTAATACAGCCTCCGGGGGAATGAGTCGCGGGCGGTTCTGCTGGGGGAGTGGGATCGCCCGCTGATTTTGGGTATGAGGTAGGGTAAACAATGAACTGGCTAAAGCGTAAATTTCTGGTGCTACGGTTTCAATTCTGGAGCAAGTTATTTGAACGCGATTTACGCAGGAACGGCGTACCTACTGCGGTGATTGCTAAGGTGTTTTTAGCGATTGCAGGTGAGTACCCGGTTGAGCAGGTGCGTGAAGAGCTTGCACGGTATGATGTAAAGATTTAGTGCAATAATTGCACTCCATATTTAAGGCGTCCGGCGGAGCGTGCTACGGGGCGCTGTACGGGCAAATGTGGGGCAAGAAAGGGTATAGATGAAACTCGAAGAAATGGAAGAGATGGTTTTCGGGTGCTGCGGAACGGTAGTATGGTTGCCGCGCGACTTCTTGGACGATAAACGAAAGACAGGACGTTCCTTCTATTGCCCGAATGGGCATGTGCGGGTATACAAGGAAACAACCGCCAACAGGCTGCAAAGAGAGTTGGAGATAACAAAAAAGAAGCTCGAATCTCAAGACTCCACGATTTCCAGTTTGAAATCAGGGAAGTGCCCGTTTTGTTGGAAAACGGTTAAAGATTTGAGCGGCCACATAAGCAGGTGTCATTGAGATGGAAGTAAGTAAACAGACAGCATATCGGCTCCGGCGCATTGCAGAGGGCAAATGCCGCAACTGCGGAACTGCGAAAGCTGCTCCTGGGTCTACAAGGTGCCGCAAATGCTTGAAGGCTTCCAGAGAGCGTATGCGATTGAAAACAGGTTACAAACCGCGTAAAGCGGGCGGGCCGGGAAGGCCAAGGAAAGGATGAAAATGAGCGACAAGTATGTAGTGCCGGACGAAGGGTTGAAGGCGGCGCATTCCGTGAGCCACAGGATAGCTGAGCATGACACCATCACCGCCGCCGTCAGGGAGTTCATTCGCTGGCAATCGGAGAACCCTCTAACGCCAACTCCTGGACAAATGTGCAATATGGAACGAGAGATTATGGGTGCGCAATATAATAAAACTCCTCTCGGTCCAATCTGTGCAATTCGTAATTGGATGCGCCGGATGTACCTCGCGCCAGCGCCAGAAGCGGACCCAGCATTACAAGCTGTCAAGGACGCGATCGGAAGGCGCATTGGAATCGGCTAGAATAAACATGAGGGAAAATATATGCCAGGGGGCAGGACAAGCAAATATGATCCTCACGTTGCGGCGGATATTTGTTCTCAAATATCAGTATCTACAAGTCGTTTAGACACAATACTTGCGTCCGATAAACGATTTCCAGGACGTAATGGATTCTACCGATGGTTGATTGATCGCCCAGAGTTGCGAGAGATGTACGCACGCGCGAAAGAGGCGCAATTGCAGATACTCGCAGATGAAATCCAAGAGATCGCAGATGAACCGCAAGTTGGTGAAATCGTTACAATTAAGGGCGAAGAGCGTGAAGTAAAGATGGCCGATATGATTGAGCATCGTAAGCTGCGCATTGAATCGCGCAAGTGGTTGCTGGCAAAGCTGGCCCCGAAGAAGTACGGCGACAAACTTGCGCATACGGGCGCGGATGGTGAGGGGCCGGTGCAGTTGGTAGTGAAGCATATCGGATCAGATGGTGAGTAATGTTACCATTTTGCCAACATCTAAGTCCTTTAGATTAGCAAAAAGTATCAAGAATTACCGGGCTGGTACTTTTTGGTGTTTTGGTCTACATGTTACTAAGGAGTAAACAGTTGACCGCCGAAATCAGCCTCCAGCAACTATCAGATGATTGCCCAAAGTGTGATTGTCGTCGCGGCGTAAAGAGTGATGAGCGTGGCGTGCTTACCTGCCTCCATTGCGGCTGTCGATGGAGTCCTATATCACTCCAGCCCAAGCAATCGCAACTCCTCAAGCTCATAAAGACGTCTAAAGCTGTGGTAATCGGCGCAGGCGGCGGACGCGGCTCGGCAAAGTCCAGCGGCGCGGATCGCTGCCTAATTACGCTGATGCACGAATGGCCTGGGCTCACGGCGTGTCTGATCATGCGCACGTGGGTCAAGCAGTTGGTGCCGTTCCATCTTGAGCCGATTCGCCGGGACTTTCCGTGGGCTGAGAAGGGATTGAAAGCCAGCCCGCCGGCCATGTTGAGGATCGGCAAAAGCCGACTCGATTTCAAGTATGCGGAAAATTATGATGCGGTGATTGAGGCTTTCCGGTCTGGCAACTATGATCTGCTGGTGATCGACCAGGCCGAACAGTTCTCAGGCCGCGAGATACGCGAGATGCGTAAAGCGTGCCGGTCTGCCGGCGGACGCACTGCCAAGACGATTCTCATCTTCAATATGCGGGGCGCATCGATTCAGGAGTTGCGCAAGTGGTTTCATTTGCATGAGGTTAACCGTGACGAAGACCCTGATGATTATGTGTTTCTCAAGATGAACCCCTGGGATAACGTTGAATGGGTGCGCGGGCCTCTCAAAGACGATGGTTACACGGTCAAGGATTACTACTCATGGACTGATGAGCAGCGCAAGAAGTACGCAGCCAAGCGCGGACCATACACGCGGCAACTTGCAACGGACGATGAGGTAATCCGCAAGGCGGACTGGGAAGGCGATTGGGATTCGCTGGAGGGTGCCTACTTCGCCAATAGCTTCGAGCTTGAGGCGGTGCGCTGCAACCCTGACTTGGTTGAGTCGATGCGTAAGCCCTGGGCGAAACACTGGATGGCGCAAGACTGGGGCAAGGCTCACTGGTGCGCTCATGGTTGGGCATACCGTATTGCTCTGAAGCCGTCCGAGGCGAAGCAGTTTCTGGATTGGGATTTAGAGCAGCAGATCAACGTGACTGTCATTTATCGCGAGATGATCGTCAATGAGAAGGAAGCGCCAGAGGTTGCTCAGGATGTGGCCGACTCGACACCAGTCAGCGAGCGGCCAAAGATAAAGACGTTCTTTCTGTCGCCAGAAGAGGTTACGGACGACCCGAACAGCATCGGCAGCCAGCAGACGCGCTGGTTAAAGCTGAATGGCTTGCCGGGCGCGACCAAGGCAGACAATGACCGCAAGGGTGGCTATGGGTTGATGGGCGCTCTGTTCAAGGCGACCAAGGGCAAAGGTTGGGGAGTGGACAAGGATGGCAACCGGTTTCAGTATGACGATGCGATCCTGATTAGCTCCGAATGCCCGGAACTGCTGAACGCGATCCCGGCGCTGGTGCGCGACCCAAAGAACCTTGACGATGTTCTGAAAACCGACTTGAGCACGGCCAAGATTGAGCAGGACATGGGCGATATGTGCCGCTACCTGTTAAAATCCATGTTGTCGCCGCGCAAGAAAACATCGGAAGAGGTGTATTCTGAAACCATGGACGCGGCTAAGCCGGTGGAGCGCATGATGATCGCCTACAAGCATCACGTGGCAGTGACGAAGCCTAAACGGCAAGTGATGCCGCCAAGTTGGAAATCGAACCTGCGATGAATATTCCTGAACGAATGTCGTCAATCGAGTATGATGATGTTGAACTGAAAGGCGTTAGCATGGAACGGTTTCGCCAGTTTATCTCCATCCTGTTTCCGGTGCGCACGCATATCTACGAGGAGATCGACTATTTGCGCGCGCAACTGGCGCAGAAGCAGCGCCGGATCGACGAGCTGCAAGAGGCGCTGATCGAGTTGAAGCGGCCTACGCCCAAGGTGCAATTAGAGCAAAAGCCAGACGGCAAGATGGTTCCCATTCAGCCGAGGGGAATTGAAGCGTATCGCGCCGCGCGCCGCGCCAACCCGCCACAAGAGACCGATCCGGTCGAAGGGCCGTACAAAACAGTTGCACAGGAGGCAATCAATGCAGTTTCCCGGTAAAGATGGCAAGTCGTATGGCAGCCAGATGCAAGCGTCAGCAGCGAAACCATCGCCGTCCGCTCCAGACCCAGGCGCACAACCAGGCGGAGACAAGCCGCCGATCACAGACAACCCCGAGGCAATGCAGGCCGTGGATACACTCAAGCAGTTGGGATATACGGCGGACGATGTTGAGCAGGCCATGGGTGGCGGTTACGATCAGATGGGCGACATGGGCGCAGAGGCTACGAAGGCAGCTCCGTTGCAGATTCCGGGGTTGCAATAGCGTGGACTTCGAGCATCAAAAGCCGACGAGTGAGCAATACCGCGAGAATTGGGAGCGAGTGTTTAGTGGACCATTTGGCCCTACTCGCCCTTTGGAGTTATACGATTTTTCATATCGCAACGGGTGCCCAATGCTGGATGAGGAGACTGATGGACGCAGAACTGAACCGCCGCATTCTGGAAGTCGAGGCCGACGTAGCGCAAATCAAGGCGCAGATCGCCTGCATGACAACTGATGTTGCGCTATTGAGCGAGACCGTAACAGAATTGGCTCCGCGCATCAATAAGCTGGTGGCGACGGTGAATGAGTTTGTGGGACGGTTTGCGAGGGTGTAAATGGCTGAACTAGAGAACCCGCCAGCAGGCGAAGAGGGCGAAACCGGGCAAGCGGCGGCTGAGTATGCGCCCGGCGAACTTGCTCCCGCTATCATAACCAACGCGAAAGTCTGGAAGCCAAAGGATATTGAGGCGGTTGACCCAACGCTTACAAGCGTGTTTACGGCGCTTGCTGAAACCTGTTCACAGGCTGACGAAGCCGCCCGGCGGTTCTCTGTATTGCAGGTCTGGGAAGAGCGCCACATGGACCGCGGATACCAGTATCTCGAAGGCGGTCAGAATGGCGGATGGAACATTATTGGCGGCGAGGCCGGGAAAAACAAGAATGGGCTGGCTGAAAATAATGACGCCAATCTCTATTGCACCAACATTCTGAGCGCACAGGGAGACATCAGCACATCAGCGCTATGCCGAGGCCAGATCAAAGTCAACTTTGCGCCGAATAAGAGCAAGAATCCGCTGGATGTAGCGTGTTCAGATGAGGCAAACAAATACAAGCATCTATGGTATCAAGCCAATAACTCAATGAAGCTCCAGCGCGACATTGCGGGACTTGCTTGGACCGACCCGCGAGGACTTTTTTGGACGCGCACCATGGCAGCGAAGCGATTTGGGATGGATGACGCTGGAGGAGTACGCCGGAGGGAGATCACGACACTGCATGGCGTGCTTGAAACGAAACTCCCGATGATGATTGATAATCTGGAAGATGCCGGGTACGCGCAAATCTTCGAGGAGAGCGATTATGCAATTGAACGGGCTAAGTATCCATGGATGGGCGACAAAATCAAGCCGTCATGGGGAACGGCGGGGGAACTTGAGTTTGAAAGAATTGCTCGAATCAATACAAGAATCGGAATTGTCGGAAAATACATCACAGGAACCAGCGGAATCCGAGAGGCGACAGCCGGCTACATGTGGTTCCGTCCCGGCCAATATTTCGACGACCGGATCACCGCGCCGCAGCGTAACTGGTTGTTGAAAGAGTTCCCGGATGGCGTGTTCTGCATCCTGCATGGCAAGGAATTTACCTGCGGATGGAATGAGAGCATGGATGATCACCTGGCGCTTGGGATGTTCTGCCGTGGATTTGGGCAGAACCGTCGCGCGCTGGGCTCTTCGGATGTGCCAATCCAGAAGCGCATCAACATCTGGGCTGATTTATGGGACAAAACAGTGCGCAGCGCCATTGCTGCAATAGCGCTGAACGACCTCGCATATAACGCTGAGGCTATAGCTAGACTTGAAGCATCGCCCTCTCGTTATATCCCTGTAGCTGTCGAAGAGGGACATCAAATAGCGGAATATGCGGCTGCTTTGCCTACTGCTCAATTGCATGCGGGCATGGCGGAAATGTTTCAGTGGTATGTCGGCCCGCTGATTCAATCTATCGACGGATGTACGCCAGCCTTGTTTGGATCTGGTGAGGGCGAGGACAACACGGTAGGCGCAACGCAGATTCGATTGCAGCAAGCACTTGAGCGCCTCTCAATGGCGTGGATTGTCAGCAATTGGATGTTTGCCGCAGCGGTAGGGCAAGCTGCTGTACTTTGTGGCCAGAATGGTTCTGGAGAGATAAGCAGCACAGTTCCGGGAATCGGCGATGTGACGGTCGATCCAGAGAACCTAAAAGGCAATTCAACTTGCACGCCGGAAACTGTCAACGCTATTCCTGAGAGCGGGGCGCAACGTGAGGCAAAAGTATTACAGGTTCTCGATATGGCGATGCGGAATCAGGAAGTCGCCAGCGTTATCGCCCGCCCATCGAATACGCGTGAAATTGTCAAGGCGCTTTCTCTTGATGACATTATCACCGTGGATGAAGCTAACTGGGAAGACGGCGCGTTAGAAGATATTGAAAGGCTGCTGGATTCTGAGCCTCGCATCAATCCCCAGTGGCAGCAGTTAAGCAATCAGCTTGAACAGATGAATGAAGATCATGAGCAAGCCAAGGCGTTAGCAACCCAGGCGGTTCAATCTGGGCAGATCTTGGATGATTCCGAATTACAGCAAGGGCAGCAATTGGAGCAGCAAGTTGAGGCCCTGAAAAAGCAGCTTGAACAGATTCCGCAATACCTTCCCAGCGTTCCAGTCGCAGAGGATGATTCGGAAGACCACGCGACTATTGCGGCCACCGTGTTTAGCTGGATGGGCGAATCGGATGGCCGGTCAATCCGGCGCAAGGCAGAAAAGGAACCTCCAGGGCAAGGTGAAAATTGGAAGAAATGGACGAACATTTTTCTATTCTGGAAGGGTCACAAGGACGTTGCCGCAAAACTTAGTAAGGCTCAGGCTCCGCCTCCGAAGTTGAGCATGACCGGTAAACTGACGCCACAACAGCAAGCGCAATTGTTACAGCAGGCGGCGGGAATCCAGAGCGATCCTCAAGCCGCCAACCAGCCAGACGAGCAGGAGCAAGAAACCATCCAACGCACGCCGTTTGCAGAGGTTAAGACGAGAATAAAGAGGCGTTTATGAAAGGAATCTTGTTTGCTTCAATCATTGCTGGATGGTTTGCAATCGCAATCGTCCTTATGGCAATCCTGCGCGCAAAGGGGCATTGATGGCGGATAAGATCGTCGGCTATATTGTTCGTCACGGCCAAACCTCCGCAAACGTGGAGGGGCGCTATCGTTCATGGAGTGATCCGCCATTGGATGCAAAAGGACT